TCCTTTGTTTGATTACATCTTGGAAAATCGCAAGACGGCTAGACGGAACATCTCATCTAGCATTATATTTATGAGTCAATAATCGAATAAGTCAGATAGATCCGCGACCTTTTCAATATTCCAACCTGCGGCGTCAGTTAGTGACTGCATTGGTTTGATAAAGGCCTTTTCGAACATGGTCCGATAATCGATATATGACTCTAGTTTTAACTCAGGAGGTAGCTCGTAAGGAGCACCAATAACATTTGAGTTAGTGGGGTTCGGGAGAATCAAGTGACAATACTTGATTTTAGACCCCTCCTCGATAAGAGGATACTTTGAATCAAGGTTATGCAATCGTAGCATTCTATTATAAACTAGCGCTGCTCGAACGTTGATTGGCGTTCCCTTGATGAATACTGAATCTTCACTACTATACTTTGCGAGATTATTACAGTTTTTATTATATGCAGTAACCTCAAAGGGAAGACCTTTGAACTCAGCCTCAGCTTGTTCAACATACTTCTGAACAGCTTCTTCATCTTGTATCAATAGTATAATTATAGCTTCTTTTAGTAGCTTTCTCAACTCTCTTGGGGTTGAATTCTTAACTGCTTCGTGCCCTTGAATCTTAGGCTTCGGAGGATTATATAGCGTCCCTTCAGAATCGTATACCATCATAGCGTAACGCTTCTTTGCTTCAGTCCAGATTGCACGGCTTGCAATATTCTCACGGGCCATATCAAGCACTTTGGTACGGTGATTCAAATACTCAAACAGATCATCGAACGCTCGATCGATTACAGGTCGTAGATGCTCTTTGCAGAATGTATCAATTAAGGCAGCAATCTCAACGTTAGGGAGTTTATCCCAACCATTCTTAGCAACTACTCGTTGCAATTCAATATAATTAGAATCCGTATCGATGTATAGCACATAATCAATATCAACGGTTCCACAGTATGCGTTGAGAAACTTGTTGATGTATGCGGCAACTTGACGAATAGCAATCTGTCCTGTTTTAGTAATAGACTCAGCTAGTCTTCGATCATACCACCTAAAGAACCTGGCGGCGAACGAGCCGTATAGTGAGTTAATAGCAATCTTCCGGCTCTGCTGTTGTGCACGGTAATAAGCGGTCTTAGCTTCGTACACAGCATATAGTGGATCTGTTTTATCAGTTGCATTAAGCAACTTTACATACTTTTTGTGTTCAGCTTGGAATACAACTCGCTCGTCGTATGTTTGTCTCATACACGCTGCAATGAACCCCTCGACGGAGTTATCGAACAAGCAACCAGTTCCACACAGTGAAGCATTCTCAGTTTTAAGCTGGGCGATCAGTTCAGGGTCGATTGTTTTATTAAGCGCGGCGTCGACTGTCACATTCGGAGCTGTACCTATTAGCGTTTCAGGGCTAATATTACATTGTCTGGCTATTGACGGATATAGACTCTTTACGTCGAACGAGGCTACCCATTCATAGAGACCTGGGGTCGGCATCTTTACGTGAGCGCCTTCAATCTTATCTTCCTGTTCTCCAATCTCTGATTGCGGTACGACAATACCTTGCCGCAGCAGGAAGCTATGAATAAACGAATCCCAGGAACGAATCGTTCCAAATACGTCGATGTAGTTTACACCCATATAATACGCAAGACTTAGCTGCACATCAAACAGTTTGAGTTTTTCTTCGATCTGTGTTATACGTTCAACGTCAATGATGTTATATTTGTAATATAGAGGTCGGTTGAGAATATACAGAGCACGGAGACTACCATATTCTGAGTAGTCTAACTTACCTACTCCGAGTTGGATCTCTGAGATATAGTCAAGTGCATATGATTCTTCAGTCGCGCTTTCGAACTTTTTGTATGTATCCATATAGTCGATCGATGAAATACCGACCCATGTAATCTGTTCGAAATCTTGGCCGAACTTATCGTGTATCATTCTACGCTCGATGATACCCCAGGGGGATAGTTCTTTCGCGCGGTCTTCGCCTAGTATTCGAACGATGCGGTTTGTAATATATGGAATATCGTAGCCGGATGAGTTCCACCCAGTGACGATCGCAGGATCAATTTTACGAATAATATCAATGATTTTACTCAGTAACTCAACCTCATGCATACACTTTATGAACGTAGTGTTTGAATCTTCTGGAGTATAGTCGTATAGTCCGAGTACTATGTTCTTACCATCGATTCGGAATGTTACGGAGTTGATCTCTTTTGTTGCATCTGCAACTGGAGAGTATTCAATATCAGTGATATAACTTGACTGCATCACAGTAGTCCATCGCTCATACTTTACATCGAACACTTCATAGTCGATATATTTGTAGAGTTGTTCGACAGTAGTATCAGTCTCAAAACTATCAGGTGTTTTACGAACACGAATTTCGAAGTCGTCTTCATACTTACCAGTATCAGTCTCAATATCGAGATATAGAATACGAATCTGATCACGATTATATGCAATAGTTCCAGATGTACCATACTTATCAAAGATATACGGATAAATCCATTGCGTCATTCCAAATAGGTTGTAGTTAGATACATCCTTATATTTGTTGATATAATCACGCGCGGCTCCTACAGTACGAAAATCAACTCGTTCTACTGGAGCGCCAAAGATAGTTTTATAGTGTGATGTTGGGTCAGTACTCTGAACAAAAAGGTAGGGTTGATACGGAATAGATGTTTGTATTCGTTTTCCGTTATCGAACCCTTTGAGGAGTATCCTACCTTTGTTAAATGAGACGTTGGTATAAAAAGTGTCGGTCATAGTCTCTCTTGTATTACGTTATCTTAATATTATAACTGCTTTCTTATATTTTGCAAGTCGATCAGCGAGTCCGTTTTTACCGCCGTTGATCTTCTTAGTCATGAGCGTGATACCGTCAAGCCCTTGGTCAGCAATAGGGGTAAGTCCGTTGTCTTCCCAGAACCATACTGCTCCGTGAATTGCACCTTTTGGTGTTTGTAGATATGCAATTGCAGACTCTACAGTAACACCTATTGCATTAGCAAATCTTGTTTGATTAGATTTACCAGTAAGTTGAATCGCTCCGAACCCGCGATGTTTCCATCCGTCTCCAGACGCTTCATTCCCGTTACCCATACGATTCGCGTATACTCTAGAAGCAATCGCTCGCGGCTTTCTAGCGTACAATGTAGCTAACTCTACAGTTGGAAAATACTTTTTGAATGTACGACGTAGACCATCAGCTGAATAGTTAAGGTTTTCTCGTAGTAGTGCAAATCCACCAGACTCGTGGCCAACCTGAGACAGAAAATGCGCAAGTCGATCCTTACTAGTAATATTATACTCTGTACAATAAGTATTAATAGGGTCGACGAAGGCAGTTAGTGTAGTTAGAGGGGTGCTTGGAAAGATCTCCTTCATTTGATCTGCCGTTACCAGCTTTAGTACAGTCTTAGCAACTACTGGAGGCGATTTAGGTACCTCTGGGGCTGGAGCTGCTGGTATTGCGGGTGGCGCAACTATTGTACCCTTAGGTATTACTCGTGGCGGCGAGGTGTTCAGCGATGAAGGTGGTAGATACGGTACGGGTGTAGCGGGTGTCTTCGGAAGAACTGGCTTCCATAGCTTCTTGAAAATTGAGAGCATAATTAGGCTCCTTTGTATAATTTGTGAATTGAAATGTCATTTGTGCATCCTATTATTTAGTACCAATCCGATACTTTTGAATTAATTCCCAATTTCTTTTTTCCGAAAATGGGATCACTTTTACCTTATTCATATCAGCTTGATCTTCAGTCGCGGTCTTATCTACTACAGTAAGTAGCTTCCACTGCTCTAATAAGTTAGCTATACGATTTCGGCGTTGCTTATCCTCGAGAGAATAATTAGTTTGATTACCATCTAATGCGAGCATTTCTTTAAAGTGCACGAGGTAATATTTGTTTCGTTTGTGTAGAAGGTGACAGGTTTGATACAGCTTCTTTCCTGTACTCGCGCTAACTCCAATACGTTGTAACGTCTCAATTATTTTAAGAAAGTCATCAGGGGCAAACAATTTCACCTCGACAAACGTATCTACTAGCTCTATCATAACATACTCCTACAATGATTTACTCTACTATTTATAGTTATTGTAAATCAATTCATTATATAAAAAATTAGCGACCCCCTGGTGCGAGAAATTGTTCAATCGCATCAATGTCAGCTTGTGTAAGTAATACAGACATTTCTTCTGCATCACGCTCATTGCATGAATAGTACTGCTGAATCTGCTTTACTCTCGATGAGTCTGGCTTTTTAACCCACTTCGCAAATCGCTTTCGGGCCTTAAGCGACCTTCTAAAGTAATCGAATTGCAGCTTTTTGTCAATATCATAATACAGATTCATATCATTTGCTTGCACTAAAGCATCTACATGATATGAAAGCGCCTTGTTGACAATAAAGGGGATGTATTCTTTTTCAAGCTCAGGATCAGAAAGTAAATCTTGCTTACTGTATGAAACGGCATCTACGAACGTAAAGGGATTAACTTTAGTTGTCATCTGAATACGGATACTGCCATTATCTCCGCAATAGCGGCGGCTCTATTAATTTCTATATCAGCTACTTGCGGTTCCTTAAACTGATATTCAGCTAGTACCAATATAAGTGCTGGTATAGAATTATCTGTTAGTAGAGGACTAAAGCTGTCATACAGATGACGATAAAAAACAGAACTATCCACATCAATATAAGACGCAACCCATTTGCGAGCATTTGTAAAATCCTTTAACTTGATGAACTTGAATAGCTCATCCCAATCTGCAGATACATTATCTGCGAGGGCTCCAGTGTCGACTGACCCGGTTTTGGCCGCCTTTTGTAGTGCGTTGACAAGTGCTCTCCAATTCGCAAAGTGTTTTAACACTAGCGCACCAACAACAGCACTTTCATATTTGATATCTTCGTTTTCCAACATTGCGATAGAGCGTTTAAGCATCTCACCAGCAATGCGAGTTTTTTCACTCTTTGGAATGTGCATCTCATATACGATGCATCGGCCTCGAACCTCTACGGGTATTTTATTTTTGTGATTTGCTGTCAGTATGAATGTACAGTTATTAGAAAACTGTTCGAACATAACACGTACTGCTTCGTATGCCTTCCGGCTCATCCCATCAGCTTCTTCAAATAGTACATACTTGTGTGTTACATCATCAAGTAGAGATACAGTCGAGGCATATTGCATTACAGTTGTTCGCAGAGTATCAATGTCACCATACATAGAACTGTTCAAGATCATATAATCAGCTTTGATCTCTTTTAGAAGCGCCTGTGCAATAGTCGACTTACCTACTCCGGTTTGCCCCACGAAGAGCATATGAGGAATAAATCCCTCCGATACATATTTAAGCATTTCCGACTTCATACCCGCAGGTAGAATAGTATCTTCAATCGTTTGTGGTCTATACTTCTGGTACCAAATCTTATCGTCTATTAAATTATCAAACTTCATTATTTACCTTTACTTCACTCATACACTATTATAGTATACTTTTAACGTTATGCAAACCCTAATAGTGCAGTAGTCTTAACAGGTGCAAGGAACGCTTTTCCTTTATATATAACGAACTTCATGTTTTCCTTAGCCATTTCCTCACCCATCTGTTCTTGGAAGGCATTAATCATATCAATAGGTACAGGTATTTGAACAATACCCATTTGCATTTCGCCCGTCATTGGGTTTTGTGACACTTGTAGAGAACAGAAGTTAGCTAGATTGTGTATTTCCATCTGTTCTGCTGTAAAGACAGGAATCTCTTGTTCATCGTCATTGGCGGCTTCAGGGGTTTCAATACCATTATTGAACGCTTCATTAATGACAGACTCTACAGTGTTAACTAGTTGGGTATCGCTCATTTAGCATTTCCTTTGCTACAGTTGAAAGTGTTTTACCGTCATATTGTCCTGCATATTCAGCTTTGAAAAAGGCCATGACACCGCCCAAAGTCGTGGCTGTATTCTCCGCGACAAACGCTCTTGTGAGAGCCTCGACTTTCTCTATATCTAGCTGCGGTGGAAGATACGCATACAGAATCTCAATTTCGTTCGCCGCTGTTTGAACCTTATGCATCATGTTGATTTGTGCGGATGCTAAGGCAGCCTGAGTCGTAGCTTCAGCATTCTTAATAAACTTCTTGATAACTGTAATAGTCTCATCATTCGTAGCGTCGCGGTTACCGGCATCCTTACCGATTGTCTGCGCCTCACCAAGAAGTGTTGAAAGTAGATTTGTTTTCAGAGTTTCTTTAGCATATCTTGCAGCAAGATAGTCAGCTTGTATTTGTTTAATCAATGACATTATATTTTCCTAATATGGTTTATTATCAACACCTTCGTACCACTCTAGGTGGTCAGCGGCTTCTTCTAAGAGATCAGCAATTCTATCTGATTTACCTTCTTCGACGCTTTTACGTCCCGGGATTTGTCTCCGTATTTCTGCGCGTTTACGCAGACGCTCTATAAGATCACTCATGGGCGTAAGTAGGGGTTGAATCTACGGTCGTTGAAAATGTTCAGCGGTTGTCCATCTTCTTCAAAATTAAAATAGATTGAATTGAACCCACCTAGGTGTTCATTTAAAGATACATGAGTGGAAGATTGTCCCATATCAATACTTTTGACAGTAAATCTATCACCTACTTTAAAACCAAGGGTTTGGATTGTTTCTAGATCAGAGTCGTATCCCCCCTCAATCTGACCAACAATAGCGTAAACAGTCATAATATACTCCTTTAAATTGGCTAGGGTGGGGAATTCCGAGATCCCGCACAGGGTTTTGGAGACCCCTGCTCTGCCACTGAGCTACACCCCATAAACTTGGTGGATATCTCGAGAGTCAAACTCGACTTGACGTAACCAAAGGCCACATACCTCTCCCGAGGAGATACCCGAAATAATGGCGGAAAGTGGAGGAGTTGAACCCCGCAGGCTACTAACCTGCCCCAGGATTTCAAATCCTGTTTAACGCCGCTGTCGGCACAATCCATATTAAAAAAGCTATAATAGCGATTTAAATCTATTATAGCTTCTTTTATCCTGTAAATCAAATGTTTTTGATAAATGTTATAAAGCTACAATCTCCGACTTCTCGTGGGAGGAGTTCGACCCGTCACGCCAGTCTACATTTAATTTGCCGTTGTGGTGTTGAAACATTAGAACGCCTTCTTTTCCGGTATCTTTATGTTTTACTAATTCACCTTCTTTTGGTGCTCCAAAGCGTTCCATAAACTTATTCGCTGTATGTGCAGCTAGACCTACTAATGCGCCTCCAGCCAATACAGTTGTTGCAGTAGCAGCTACCGCACCCATGTCTTCAGCAACTGGTACTTCAGTTGCTTCTGTAACAAGAGTTAACAATGCGTCGTCAGTATCGTATAACATTAGAAGTTCCTTTTTCTTTTATTTAGAGGTCCCTAAATGTTTCTTTAGATCAGCTAAAATATTTAAATCTACTTGGTCGTGTAAATGTTCGTGTAATTTATCAATAGGTACAAGATGAACAGCTTGTGATTCCCAACCCATCTTAGATGGGGCACCTCCAGTGCGTTGCCCGACGAAGAAGCGTGTCTTTGATGTTGATCTGTTATAATCGCCTAGATGGTGAGTGATCTTCGCATGCAACCCTGTCTCTTCTAATCCTTCACGCTTAGCTGTATCCTGTAGGTTGCCGCCTTCATCAACAGTTCCTTTCGGAAACGTGCATTTATATCCTCCGAACTGGTTCGTTGGTGAACATACCCATACTCTCTTATCCGGCTCAACCATTACAATACCAGCAGCAGTGCGTAGATAAGGATGTTTTTCAAATTTCGATTCAGCGATATGGGGACTAGTATCAGGTTTGTTTGGGCTGTCTAGATGAGGATCTTCTGATTTTGGAGTCCACGACGCGGTTTTATCTGAGGCGTGCCACGTATCTGCAGTAGTGGGTGAGCTTGGACGAAGTATTGTAACGTCAGAACCGTTTTCACTTTTTTCAGGGTGTATTTCTTCTCTAGGTTTCCATACATCCGATACAGCGTGCACTAAGTTCTTAAAATCTGTCATTAGTTTCCCCTGTATACATATATTGAGTCGAGCCAAACGCGGTCTATTTGGATATACCCTAGCTCTTCAATATATTTAGCTAACGCTCCCTCTGGGACCCCATACTCTATTTCATGCCCAGTCATTTCTATTGACAGATAAGGTCTAAATTTACGAATTGTTTGTTCAGCGCCTTGTAGTGCGAAGTATTCATACCCTTCTAAGTCGAGTTGAATAAAATCACAAGCAGGTACATTAAGATCATCAATTCGCATAGTTGGATACCGTTGTGCGGTCGAGTCTCGATCTACTTCACACAACCCAACATGATTAGGATCCGGTGATTTAATATCTATCCAAGAACGATCATACCCCACAGCAGCTTGTATTTTTATGACGTTGTCTGCTTGTATGTTACGACTTAGGCAATAGAAGTTTTGCGGTTCCGGCTCAAAGGTAATAACCGTCTTAAAGCGATTCGCAAATTTTAATGGAAAAAAACCAAGATTACCGCCAGCTTGAATACATAGTTGGTCTCGTTCCGGTGGAATATGGGAAAGCGCAATGTCGATATTCTCACGGTCAGTGCCTGTATGATAATGTATCGAGGCGTTATCTGTTTGAGGTGTAAAGAATGAGCCTCCGTCAACTACATGTTCAGTGAGATCGTACATCTATACCTTATGTCAAAATAAAACCAAGTAATATAAACAGACGTATAATGTTTATATTACTTGGTAAATGGAGCGGGTAGGGAGAGTCGAACTCCGCCCTTTCGGATCAGCTTGGAAGGCTGGTGCACGCCCTTTGTGCAACTACCCGCATATTAAACTCTGAAGAGGGGACAGGAATTTAACCTGTGACATAGTCGTCGATGGCCGACTTGCTCTAACACTGAGCTACCCCTCTATTATATATTTATGTTGTACGTTGATACTTCTGGTCGTATTAGTGGAAAATTCTTTAATATATCCGGAATTGTTGAATGATTCGTACCGTTATAGATAAAATCAATAAACTTGCTTAGCGAAAACATCGGAACTGCTTCGTAATACATATCAGGGTAGGTTCTCTTTATAGTAAACTTAAAACCTGGCATCACCGCCAGCCACCAATGTTGCTTTCGATAATACGACATACAGGCGTCTGTGCGATCCTCGAGCATAAGAGGGGAACAGTTATATCGTGTACAATCGTTTAACGCATTAACCTCTGACATCATCTGATCTAATACTAGAGCGACATCTAGCCTATCCATTAGATTAACGGTCGTAAAGACTTAAGAATGTCGCATCGATCTGATTCATAAATCGGTCCAATACCTAAACACGTCACAGTTGGTTCAGTAAAAACAGTAAAGGCTGCATCTTCGATCAGCGCAGTTCCAGTCATTTTACGGTAATGGTTAAACAGTTCGTGTAAGCCATACGTAGCGATATAATCGAGAAGTTGCGTACGCATAAGCACTTCTGGATGTAGAGTCTTACGCTCTTCTACGGAAAAGAGAGTTCTCACATCTAGTGGCTTGAAATACGTCTTGAGAGTGGCTTCCTGCACTGCAGTAGGGGTAAAATTGACAACGTAGCCGTACTCAGGGCACGTAGTAATTGAACTGTTTGGGTGACTATCAACAACCATACAGTTGAATAGTTCTAATACTTCGCGCTCGTACATGTTAAACCTCATTATTATTTCTTACCGCGAGTATATCCTTTTTCGAGGTAATGTTCAAGTTCTTTTGATAAAATTAATTTACAACCAACATCTTTATGATGTACCCATCGTCTACCTAGACGACCATTTGGTCGTTGTTTAGCTTTTTCACTTATCTTCCGTTTAGCTTCTTCAGATAGTTTCTTACCTTGCATGTTGCCTGGATTTGTTGTGAAGTGTTTTTTCAACGCTTCGGATCTTATCTTAGAGTAATTTCTGCGCCATTCCGGATCACAGAATAACTCTTTTATTTTTTCACGACGCTTTATATTTGCATTTGCGGCATCTTCTGCAGTAAAGGGCGTATTTAATTTTTCTCTATTAATATAGCTAAATCCGCCTTGGCCACCCTCACAGATATTATATGTGTCATCTCGCAAACAAAACTCCTCAGTTACGAGTTCTTTTTCTTTCGCGTTCATCTCTTCTTCTGATTCAGAAATAAACAGTATATCTTTTGTAAAGTTTTCTTTGCCGTGCTTTTTTATTGCGCGTTTTAACAGTAAACCAGAACCAAAATATTTGTCATCCAGATAAGCTGTCTTATGCTTACCGATATAAGTTTTATGATTTATATGGTTTGTTATTTGATAGATAGTGTAGTACAAAAATATCAACTCCGGGAAACATTAATAAGTCTTATATGCTTATTTAGTGTTTCCCGGAGAATGTGCCCCCACCAAGAGTCGAACTCGGGACCTGCGGGTTACAAAACCGCTGCTCTACCAACTGAGCTATAGGGGCGTTATTGAATCGCAGCGGGTGTGCTCACCATTAAGCCGTCCTTACTAATTAAAGGTTCGGGCGGCGCGTGCAAACTTGTGACACATAAGTGTCGAATTGGTCCGAGTGAGAGTATTCGAAACTCTGACCCCTCCGCCCCAAACGGAGTGCTCTACCAGGCTGAGCTACACTCGGATGATACATTCGTATCGAAATCTTATTGGCTAATAATACTATATTTATGGTGTGTATGCAACTACTTTGTCGTTTTATACAAGGCTTCGCGAATATAAAATTCCCGCGTCGCAAGATTCTCTGCGTACCACTGATAATCACATTCATCACGAAGCACGGTAAACAGATACTCGAGATCGTGGTTGCGAACGATTACCTTAATGAGTCGACGAAGACCCCATTTTTGAAACTTATTCATACTGCAATCCTCACATTATTAATATCAGTGCCACAGTAATGGCCGTGGCGACCAGTCCAGTAAATCATATTAATGGCACCGTCGATATAATGCTCTACGACAGTCACCGGGTAATCTTTTCCGACTACCCGATCGCCTAAATCTTTATCCCAGGCAGTTACCAGGGAACCGCTTTTGACGATCATTTTGGTGTTGCGATTAATTTTCATACGTACTTATAGCAACTTTATGTGGTTGGTGCAACTACTTCATTTGAAATGTATACCCTTTATCAAATTTTGGAACGATCGCCATTGGAACAATCACAAAGTTTTCAATGGTGTCTACTCCTACCATTTGTTCTCGACTCCTAATAAATTGAGCGAGATATTGCCTGAATCCTTGAGCGAGATATTGGTCGATTGCACTTCGTTTGTACTGTCGTAGAACTGTTTCTATATTTTTTGCTTGTGCTAATAGTGCAGGAGCGTCTTCTGGATTTTCTGAGAAATCCATATGTCTTGTAGATATACAGGGATACATAACATGAGTTACAGGATGCTTATAATATAAAGAATACATCATGCTGTTATATCTAAAGCGTGTAATATCGCATCCCGCTCGATTTCAAAAGCTTCAATCGTTGTACATACTCCAACAGGTTTTGTTTGGCGGGTTGATACCCTCCAATTATCAAAATACAGCGCCTTCCTACCGTAATCGTCCTGGCAAACTTCAATTAGGATTTTTTCCATTTTAATTCCAAAGCTCCTGCGCTTCGTCTAGTCCAATAATAGCAACACCCATATCACGAGCTTTTTGCAATTTACCCGACGTAGCATTTGGATCTTTTGCAACTAAATGAGTAGTTTCCTTGTTAACAGATGATTGCACTGTTGCACCTTTCGATTCAAGAACCTTTTCAAGATCCTTATCACGGACACCCGTAAAGCAAACTTTAACTTCTGACATAACGCCTCCGTGAACTACTTGTTGAATATCGAGAGTATAATACCCTGCAATTCGTGATAGAAATTCTTTAAATGCTGGTAGTCGGTCGATAATCACTTGCCCCGTCTTTATGTCGAAAGATTCTACCTTAACAACATCTGAAAGAACTAGTGTGTGGTACAATACGTTATCTTCTCCGAGAGCGGCGACAAGCTTTGTCATCTTACGGCGACCGATTCCACGACCAAGGATTTGACTTGAACCAGCTAGAATACCTAACTTGACAGGATTCAAACGATGCTTGATGCTATCATAAACCTTTGCGCCTGCAGCTTCGCCAATGATTGATTGCAGCGTTTCTTTTGAAGCGGTAATAATCTGTTCAGATGTTACATAGCCCGCTTCATAAAGCTTGATCAAAGATCCTTCACGTAGACCAACAACTTCAAGAGCCGTGAACATATCAATTAGTTTGTTCAGCTGCACTACATCATTATTATCAGGGTCGAGTAGAACAGCATCCACGTTCGACGCATTCCATTCCCACGGCCCGAAAGCACTTAATTGTTTATTATGCCAGCGATCATATTTTTCTCTATCAAACATCATATATCTCTAAATAAAAGGAATAACATACACAAGGGAAACGGTTATGCGTCGGGAAAACACAAGATTAAGATACCAACAAAGGTTTATACAAGTTGCTAGTATCACTCATAATAATAGGTACAATTATTCAAAAGTGCAATATATCAAATCAGATTTAAAGGTAGAAATAATCTGTCCTAACCACGGATCATTTTGGCAGAGACCTAATGACCATCAACGGCGAGATGGATGCCCATCTTGTAAATTTACAAATTTGGCTGATAGTAAACGTAAATCTATAGATCAATTTATTGTTGAGAGTAATACTCAGCACGACTTTAAATATAATTATTTAAAGTCGTTCTATAAAAACGCCTTTAAAAAAGTAGAAATAATCTGCCCTAACCACGGATCATTTTGGCAAAGCCCAGGTATTCACAGTACGGGGTGTGGTTGCCCTAAATGTGCGTGTAATGTAAGTCGAGCCGAGCAAAAGATTATTAAATACCTTACAACAAAAAATATAAAATTCGTATTTAATAAGACTTTCGATGATTTGAGAAATCCTGCTACAAAGGCAAAATTACGTGTTGATTTTTGGTTACCTCATTTCAATATTATTATCGAATATGATGGTCAACAACATTACATTCCGGCAAATGTTAAAGGTAGAGTGGGTAATAGTTACACACAGCAACAAAATTATAAAAAGATTGTATTATCTGATATATTGAAAACTGAGTATGCTGAACGTTGTGAAATTAAACTTTTACGAATTCCGTATTATTATAGTACGCAAAAAGAAATTGATGCTATTCTAGATGATCTGTTGGCATCGGAGATATAGTTTCTAATATTGTCGGAATTACGTCTCCAGCTCGTGTTATTTTAACAATGGCGCCTGGCCCGATACCTTTATCACGAATAAACGCAGCGTTAAATCCAGATGCGAATCGAATAGTAACACCTGTAAGTTCAACGGGTTCAATTTCAATACGCGGCTTTAGATAGCCTGTCTTTGACGGCTCGTAATGTACTTGAACTACTTTTGCATTTGCTTGATTTGATGCTTCACTAACCTTAAACTTCTTAGCGAACATCGGATTAATAGACGAACTCTTACGAGTCAAGCTAGTACGTAGTTGATTATCATCCAGATCAATAACAAGACCATCGATCGCTGTTCGTGAATCCATACGGCGATCATTCAACTGTGTTGTTAGCATAGCATCAGTTAGTTCAGATCCTGTATGGATTGAATATTCAGGAACATCAAATCCATTGTCAATTAAGAACTGGATCTGGTCTTGCTTGCTCATTTCAGGTTCAACAACAGCCGTTGCGATAATACGTACAGTGTCATAAAAATCTTTAGGAGACTCAGACGCGTTCATACGACCCGCGACATAATTACGAGCTGTTTTATAAACGCGTTCATTATTATCGATAGCTTTTTGTTTGGATGCTTCGAAGTCAGAATCACGCATAATAACTTCAACGCGAATTACCGCTCTTTGTGAGATCTTTTGCGGACATTGCATGATACGAGATACGTGACGAGTAATATCAGCACCTAGAATGCCATTGCCGCGCGAATACGCGATCGTGAGCTTCTTTGCATATACGAGAAGTCCAGAGGTGCCATCCTCTTTATTCGTTACAACGAATGTCTGATTATTCCAGTTGTTATCCGAAACCCATTTAGGTGTTTCGCCTTCATAGACTTGATCGAGTGAACCCATCTTGAATGGAAGTTTAATCTTTCCACCACGAACGTCTGACCCGATCAGCGTCAGAAACTCATTCGTTGGATCGATTGCCCGGAGCCGCTGCTCCAGCTCATCATATTCCGCGTCTGTTAGCTCCGAATCACCGTCATTTTCATACGCTTCTTTAGCGTCGGTTAGAATCGCAACGATTGCGGCAGGATCCGCTTCATTATGTAAATCGTTCATTATATATTCCTATTTACAGCGGGGTTAGGTCCTTCGAATACTCGTCTACTTTAGGGTATCGACCCCATCGGGTTTTGTCTCTTAGTAGCTGGGCCTCTTCCCAAGCATCAATATAGTCTGATACTGTCTTTCCTGCAACTGGTTCTAAATGCTTAGTTATAACCATTTCAGTTTCATACCGGGACTTCAGTTCACTATCAGGCATACATTTACGCATTAACTCTACGTGAGCAAGTCGCTCTTCAAAAGTCATAAAGTCTGGATGTCCGTCATCGAGCATATTACCCCATTCGTCTGTGTCAGTTCGAATACGGCGTGAACGCGCCGGATCTTCAGCTGCATCCATGAACTCATTGAGAGACTTTGCAAGTCCTTCTTTCCGCTCTTCAGCAGTAAAAGGAGAGTTGGTCCAATCAATATGACCGTCAAGAGGCCCGAAGTCCCCGGGAATATGTTCGCCACCCCACGTTTTTGCAAACGCGGCCTTATCAAGAGTGAAATGAAAGTTCTTCAACTTCTT